GTTTCCCAGTCACGATCTAAACGAGATGTAGTAGATCCTTCTGGACCTGTTAATCTTCCTACTTTCTGTTCAATTGTTTCCCCTGCAAGCCGTTCCTGGCTTGTCAAGGTACTCCTGTGGTATTTTGGTATTTTATATGCCATTTTTTTTTTTTTATAAGTTAGGTATTATTTTAGCACTCATTTTTCTTCTTGCCGTTATTTTATTTGATATTTGAACCCAAAAGTTTTGTGAACTTAGACTCTCTTGTGCAAATATGTAATTATATTTACTTGGGTCTACATACGTTGTTAAGTCTGAAATTCCACTATCTGTATGTTCATATCTTCTGTTTAACGTCATAAACATTTCTTGTTCTTGTTCTGCAAAATTTCCTCTACATTGGTTTACATTACTCATGTAGTTTATCCATGCTGGTTGTTTTCCGTTTGTTTGGAAGTTTACCGTACCGTCTTGTTCTATTTCTGTATCAAACCATGCTAACGTATCCGTTATTTTATCTTCAAACCCTATTCCGTCTAATGCTGGTTTATGTAGATTATCCAATGTTTTTAGATTCGTATCATATTTATTACCCTGTGAATAGTCTATCAATGGAGTTAATGACACTATCCCTATTATGTAACTTGGTTCACTAACCTTAATATTCATTCTTCCACCTTTGTTCTTCCCTGTCAATCTTCCTCGACCTGCTAGAGTTCCCATTGGCTGTTGTGTTCCTTGTACATCTGTATCAGATAATGACACTACTTCTTCGAATCCTAGTTCTTTTATTAAACTTCCATGGTATACTGGACTCTCTACACTTTTTGCTCTTTCGTGTGTGTACACTGCATCTAGCCAATCATCATATGTCCCACCACTTACTGCTATTCTGTTAAGCATATTATATACTTTCTGACTTAGGTTTAATGCGTCCATTGTTACTACGTCTGAACCCTCACTATTTTGACTAATTAACACTGCTGATACATCATTTACACCGTTATCACCGTCTAACCATTCTGTACTTATCCAATTATTGTTTAAATCTGATTGGTATGTTTTGATCCCTAATCCTTCTTGTGAACCTAGACAGAACGCTTTGTCCCATGTTCCTGCATTTCCTAACCCCGAACCATATGGCGCTGGGCTTTGTCCGTCTATTACTATTGCTCCTACGTTTCTAACATTTTCTAATAGTTCCATTCGCATATCATCAATGTTTTTCAACTTAAATTCATGCAATTCTGGTGTACCATATACTGCTGTTTGTTCATTCGGCATTTCTGTGTTTTGTCCTGCGTCATTTAATGCTGGTATAACTTCCATATCGCTATCTTCAAAGCTTAATCTCCATGCTCTTGCTAAGATATATAGTTGCCCATTTTCTCCCTCTTCATATTGTAGTGTTATATCTGCAAACATTTCACTCAATGTGTAATTTTCTCCATTCCATACATACTCTACATCTTCATCGTATAGTGGTGTTCCATGTCTTTCATTTTTATATGCATTTAACAATATTTTCATTTCCACGAATGGATTTGACGGGTTAAATCCTGTTACTGGTTCAAGGTTTATATCTATATTATTATTTTGTACTTGAAATGTATCCACTATTCCACCTCTACTTACTCCTACTTGTACCCCCTCCATAGTAAATGCTCTTCCGAAATCTCCACCATGTACTACCACTCCAATTCCGTCTCCATCTGTATCTGTTTGGTTTTTATTACTATAATAGTTTTTGTATATATCCCAGTAACTTAGTAACGGTATTGCGTTAAATTCTCTATTTATTACATCACCGTCACTTTCAGCTCTTCCCAGTCCTCTTACGTTTAAGTAACTATATATTGAGCTACTATTTACTTGTGCATTATCTGTTAGGTTTGTTTCATCATATTTTGCATGTAATTTATATTGAGGTAGTTTTATTTCTTTCATGTCTAACCCTACTCCCAACATGTTCATGTGTAGTTTTCCGTTATATAGTCTTATTGGACATTCAAACACATCTAATTGTACTTTATATCTTCCAAACAGAGGCCCTACTGTTGGCAATGTTTTCACATCACAATTTAAGTCAATATCGAAACTATCGCCTGGTAGTGCTACTTCGCTCATGAATGGTACTAATGTACCTGCACTCATTGAGCTTCTCCATATATAACCCAAGTCATGTGTACTACGCGAGTAGTTTTTCATACTTATTTGTTGTTTTTGTCCCGAACCTAATCGGTCTCCTCCTAGTGTTGTTTTCATTATTTTTTGTTTTTTGTTTTATCGTTTAACTCATTTAATATCATAAATACTTGTACTAATCTATTCCATGTCATTTTATTTAGTTCATCTTCTACTTCTTTTCTAGTCTTATACGTTTCTGTTAATCTGTATTGTCCCATAACTCCGAAACTTTCTTCTTCTATCGTAATTATTGTAAATGGGCTATTTTCCATCTCTTTTCTTACTATTGTTTCACTCCCAGAGTCGTTGTTGTTCACTTCTTTTACACTCGTTGATAAGTTCTCTAATGTAGTAGTTTCCATTTTTTGTAATTGTTTTAGTTGTTTTTAGTTGTTTGTATTTATTGTTTTTGATCTCGTTCTTCTTTATTATTTCCCCCGTACATATGTCTACGTAGATGCTTTTTGTTTTCCATTTTAAGCCTTTCTTTTTCTGCATCGCTTATATCTTTTCCGTTGAATGGGTTTCTTCCTGTTTCTTCTTTGTACGTTCTTATTAACTCTTTTACGTTAATGTAGTTTCTCATCTTCATAATTATCTGTATTACTTTAATGATTTTTTTTACTATGAGTATTACTTTCTTCATTTTTTGTTTTCAAATATACACTTTTTTTTTTTAGTTCCTAATCTTCACTATAAAAAGCGCCGTTAGGCAAGATAACGAGCCCGTTAGGGTCGTAAGCCATCTTTGGCGCTGGCTCTCCGTATACCTTTTTTATTCTTTCTTTCTTTTTTATATTTCTTCTCTCTTCTTCATATTTCTTTAACTCCCAATTTTTTTCGTTATTTCCGTATCCTTGTCTTTTATTTATTATTCTAGCTTCTTTTAATGCTCTTTGATAATCTTTTTCATTATCTCCATCTATTTCTTTTCCTAGCACATATCTTTTATTTTTATCCAATTTTTCTAACCATAATTTTTCTTTTTCTTCTTCACTATATATTTTGTTTCTGTAATATATTGGTAGTGCTAATTCTAGTCCCTCTCTCGTTTTATACGTTTCTCTTGTTTTATTCTTATTATATCGGTTTCTTTTACTATTCTTAGTCTCAACATATTTTTTCCCGATTCCTTGGCTTGCAAATATTTTTCCATTATATTCCTTATGATATTTATCTATTTTATTAACATATTTTACTATATAATTTATTGTCTTATTATTTACATACTCTCCTATATATACTGCTCCGTATTTCCATATTTTTTCAATATCTTCTTTTTCTTTTGTCCATACTATTCCATGCATATGCACTCTTTCTGTATTTTGGTGTCCTAGTTCTGTTACTAACCAGTGTCTTATGGTTTTTTTATATTTTTTACGCCACCTTTCTGTATATCTTCTTACTGCTATTCGGCATACTTCATTATCAAGGTTATATCCCGTTAATTCTGTGTTTTCTTTTTCTAGTTTTGTTAATTCTGTGTCACTAAATGTCAATGTCACGAATTGTGCATTTTTATTATGTTTTAGATCCTCTGTTAATCTTACTTGCCATTGCCTGGCTTTCTGTTTTTTGCATTCCATACATTTTCCACACCCTACTGGTACATATAGTACTCTTTGGTCTTTAACAGGGGGTATTACCCCCCCATTTTTTTTGTTTCCATGTACTTCCTGTTTTTTATTATTTTAGGATATAAACACATTTATTTAAATGTTATCATTTTCATGTAGTCTCCTCCTAGTCCCATTATGTCTCCTATTACTTTAGTTATTGATTTATGCCACATTTCTTTATTTTTCTGACTTATATTTAATTTTCCTAGTTCTTGAGTTACTGCTACGCTTAATTCTTTTGTCCATGCGTTTTGTTGCATTATATCTGTATTTTTTAGTATGTTATTAAATGCAGCTTCGTAGTTTTCTATATCTTTTTGTGTTAGTTCTGTTCCTGTTTCTTTTGATAATGTATTCGCTTTTATTTCTAGTGTTTTTGCAAATTCTTGGTTTAACCAATTTTCATAATTATCCTCAAACCGATTATTTTCATTTTTTAATTTTCTTGCTGTTTCTCCTATTATTTCTAAGTTATCATTAAAACTCTCTTTTGCAGTTTCATAGCTTAACTGTTCTGTTAATCTTTGTAGTTTATTAATTTTTGCTTTTTCTTGTGCACTATCTGTTTCTGCTTTTAACGTTTCATATAACTGCCCTAAGTTTTTTGTTTCTGCGTCTTTTTTATTTAGATCACCCGATTTTAACCCTGTATCTGTTTTTATGTTTTCTGTTTCTGCTTTCATTCTATCTAATTGTGCTGCTGCCATTAGTCCTTCTATACCCATTGTTTTCGCTTTTGGTGCTTGTCCACTTGCTGCACTTCCTCCTGTTTGGCTTCCTGTGGTTGTTCCTCCTCCACCTTTCATACCATACATTAAGGCTGGGTTCAATCCTGCTTCTTTCATGTGTGCCATTTGATTCCCATAGTTTGTATAGTCCCACATAGCTTTTTGCAATCCATGTCCTTGTTCGTTTAACGCTTTTTGATTTTTATGTTGCATATCCATTAAATTCTGCGTTCTTTGGTATTCTTGATTTCCTGTTATTAGGTTTTCTATTATTCCTAGTCCTGCGTTTCCTGCGCTTGACGCTATATCCATGAAATTAAACCCTTGTTCATCTTCTCCCATTACTTAAATTTTATATTTTTTATATTGTTTTTTATTTTTTCTATTCCTTTGAATATTCTGTATTTTGAATATTCGCTTAATTCTTCTTCGCTTATTCTGAACACTAAATCTTCTATCATGTTCAATTCATTTTCTACTATTCTATAGATTTCTATATTGTTTATCTTATCTTTATTTTCTCTTAGAAACATTTTTCTCTTTTTTTCGCGCTTTATTCAAAGCGTTTTATTATACTTGATATATATGAACAAATGCGTACCACTAGTTTAAAAAGTTAGGGGAATAGATCCCCTTTCTTTTTTTTTACGCTTCTTTTGAGTTTTTGTTCGACTCGGCTTCGCCGTCTAGCTTAATTATTTTAGCTTCTTCCTTACCTGGTGCTTTAGCTTTATTATCTCTTTTTGCTGTTAGACTTGCTTGTACTTTATCCATTGCTTCTGCTGCTATTTCAAACCTATCTGTCCGTATATTATAAGCTGCTCCAATTCCGTCTTTCCGCTCTGTATATATTTCTGGCGCTCCGTCTAGATCGTGACTGGGAAAC